TTTTAAGTTCAGAACTACAGCTACCATACCTAAGAAGACGTATGCACCTGTTAGTTAAGTCAGGTAAAGTACCAAAACTACCTGATGATATAGTAGGTATCTCAATAATTACAGGTCTTCAAGGTCTCGGAAGAGGACAGGATAAAGAGAAGCTACTTGAATTTATTACAGTCATAGCACAGGCTTTAGGTGCTGATGTGATGAGACAGTACGTTAATCTTGACGAAGCTATTAAGAGGTTAGCTACCAGTATTGGCATAGAAACTGAAACTTTGGTAAAATCAGGAGAACAGATTGCTGCCGAACAACAGCAAGCACAACAGCAAGAACTTATTAGAAGTCTTGGTAGTGCTGCTATAGGTTCACCTTTAGTTGATCCCAAGAAACAAGCTGAAGCAGGTCTGATTTCACAACAAATGGATGCCAATGCCAGCACGCAACAAGAACAGTCAGTCTAAAAAGACTGTGAAGACTGTAAAAACTGAAAAGCCTACAGATAACAATGGAGATTATGTCGCTCCTGAAACTGCTGTAGTAAGTAGATTAGGTGGAAACAAAGAAGCAGTAATTCCAAAAGGAACAAAGGATGTTACTACTAGACATGGCAGCACAATTCACTATAGTTAAAAGAAAAAACCACAATGACTTCATCACAAGTACAAGTAAACGAAACCCCACCAATGTCTGCACAGGATATAGAAAGCCTGAAAGATGACAATGGTTTAATTGCAGGAAAGTTTAAAACTGTAGAAGATATGGTTAATAGTTATAAAGAACTCGAAGGTAAGCTAGGTGGTATTGAAGATAGTAAGCCTGAAGAATCTACAGAAGAGACACCTAAAGCTGAAACAGAAGAGACACAAGAAGAATGGAATCCTAAAGAAATTTAAGGAGAAGGATTAGCTTCAGTATTAGAAGAAGTTGGTATAGATACAAAAGAAATTACAGACACATTTACAGATACAGGTAAGATCACAGAAGATCACTATTCAAAGTTAGAAGAAGCAGGATTTTCTAAGCAAGTAATTGATACTTATTTAGATGGTATTAAAGGTAGTGCTAGTTCTACTGAAGATATAAAACAATCACAGTTAGAAGATATACAGTCAGTTGTAGGTGGAGAACAAGGCTATGAAGAACTTAAGAACTGGACACAAAACAACTTACCTGCTGAAACTTTACAATCATTCGATAAGATTTTAGATACACAAGATCCTGCTATAATTAAAATTGCAGTTCAAGGTTTTGCAGCACAGATGAGAGAAGCCGAAGGATATGAACCATCTTTAATTAATGGTAGAAGTCCAACTTCTGCAACTAATACATTCAAAACAGCAGCAGAAATACAAACTGCCATGAGTGACCCAAGATATAATAGGGATGAAGCTTATACACAATCTGTATATAATAGATTAAAGGACAGTACTGTATTAAACAATGGCTAAAAAAGGACTTTACTACAACATCAACAAACGAAAGAAGTCTGGTACTAGCAGATCAAAAAAGGATAGTACTATAAGTGATAAGGCATATAAGAATATGCAAGCAGGGTTTCCTAAGAATAAAAAGAAATTAAAAATGAGCAAATAATTTAAGTTAATGTTATATTTTTATTAAGCTACTATTTGCTGTAGTTCATGTCTTCTCGCAGAAAAACTTTATCTCTCAGAAAGTCTGACAAGAATCCAACAGGAGGATTATCAGAAAGTGGAAGACGAAGGATTAATGCTGCTACAGGTTCTAAGTTGCAACGACCTGTCACTAAAACAAGTGGGCTTTCTAAACGTGAAAAAGGTAGGAAAAAATCTTTTTGTGCGAGGATGAAAGGTAACAAAGGAGCCATGAAGAAACCAAATGGTAAGCCAACTAGGAAGGCTCTTGCTCTAAGCAAGTGGAATTGCTAGGCTCTCATAATACAAATCTACATATTAAAGTGCCTGACAACCATGTTGCAGATAACGCTTTAAAACAAGGTAAGTAGGACAGAGTAAGTACAAACAAATTATTTACATTATTAGCATTAATTATGGCTAACCAAACCTCTTCTCGTTTGGGTCTTGTAAACAATAGTGGTACAAACTTTAACGAACTTTTCCTTAAAATTTTTAGTGGCGAAGTTCTTACAGCGTTTGCTCAAAACAACATTTTTACTGAGCAACTCCACTCTGTTCGCACGATCACAAGCGGAAAATCAGCCAGTTTTCCAGTTTTAGGAACTGCAACTGCTGCTTATCATACGATTGGCACACCTCTCGTAGGAGCAAACCAAATCTTAGCTAATGAAAAGATCATCAACATAGATGATATGCTCATAGCTCAAGCAGTAATCGCCAAGCTCGATGAATTAAAAAATCATTATGACGTAAGAGCGACCTATAGTGCGGAATTAGGAAAGGCTTTAGCAAAAACGTATGATCAAAACGTAGCGAAGGTAATCGCTAATGCGAGTCGTGCATCTACTACTCTTACAGGTGGAGATGGCGGTCTTGTATTAACACTTGCTAATGGTAATACTGCTACAGCAAACGTAACAGGTGATGAACTTGTTGCTGCTATCTATGATATAGCTCAAGAGTTTGACTCTAGAGATATTCCAACTACTGATAGATTCTGTGTGTTACCACCTGCGGAATACTACAAGATTCCTGAATCTGCTACCAGAGTAATGAATACAGATTTCAACCCACAAGGTAATGGATCTGTAGCTGCTGGTAATGTTACACAAGTTGCTGGTATTCCTGTAATGATGTCTAACAACGTACCTCAATCAAACGTGGGATCTAACCCAAGTGGAGCTAACAACACTTACTCAGGTGACGATAGCAAAACTATTGGATTGGTCTTCCACAAATCAGCAGTCGGAACTGTAAAACTACAGGACATGACAACTGAGATCTCAGGTGCAGACTACGGTATGATGTATCAATCAACATTACTTTTAGCGAAGTATGCTCTTGGTCATGGAATCCTAAGACCAGAATGTGCAGCAACAATTAAATTGTCTGCTTCATAATCTACCTAAATGGTTAAAATGGGGTATTCTATTATTAGATACCCCTTTTTTTTATGTCACCGATGGGCAAAGGCACTTACGGAAGCAAAGTAGGAAGACCTAAAAAATTAGATAAGAAAAAATCTAGTAAGGCTAGTAAGCTTATGGCTTTAAAACTATCAAAAAAAAAGTAAAGAACAATGGCTGTAGCTGCAACCACCGAACTTGAATGTATTAATATAATGCTCGCTGCTATAGGCGAAGCACCTATTAACACGTTGACAGGTACGTTACCAGTTGACGCTAAGATTGCACAAAGAACTTTAACTGAAGTAAATAAAGAAGTACAAACAGAAGGCTGGTCTTTTAATCAAGAATTTAATGTTGTATTTACTAGAGATGGAAGTAATCAAGTAGCAATAGCAACTGACATTTTAAAAATAGATACCAATATATATGACCACTCAACTCTTGATGTAATACAAAGAGGTTTAAAATTATACGACAGGAAAAATAATACTTATGTGTTTGATGAAGACTTAACTTGTCATGTTACCTACTTTAGAAATTTTGATGAGATCCCTGAACCTGCAAGAAGATATATAAATATAAAAGCTGCAAGAATATTTGTTGATAGAACTGTAGGAGATGATGGACTAAGAACTTATACAGCACAAGATGAAGCTAGAGCAAGATCAATTCTAATGGACACAGACTTATCAAATGCAGATCATAATGTATTAACAGGCGATCCAAATTTAAATAATCCTATTAATACGTTTACTCCTGCTGATGTTCTTAACAGATAACTATGGGAATTGTATCAAGAGCTATACCTACTTTATTGAGAGGTGTATCTCAGTCTTCTGATTCATCTAAACAATCAGACCATGCTGATATTCAAGACAATGCTGACAGTAATCCAGTAGTAGGTCTAGTTAAAAGATCTGGTATTCAATTTATTACAGCCTTAAGTACTTCAACTTTAGGTAATGTTCATATTCAAACTATTAATAGAGATACAAATGAACAGTATGTAGCTATTTTTAGTAATGGAAATGTAAAAGTCTATGACTTAGCAGGGAATGAAAAGACTGTAAACAAACCTGATGGCACTACCTACTTAAATACATCTATTCCTAGAGATGAAATAAAAACTGTTACTATTGCTGATTTTACTTTTGTTGTTAATACAAGTGTAGTTGATGCTATCCGCTCTTAGATCGGAAGAGCACACG